TGGGCGTTCTTGCTGAATGAGCGCCACGTCTCCTCGTCGTTATCCCAAATGTAGAAGCCCGGCTTCGTGGTCTGAGACTCATCGGCGAGCGTGATAGCAGACGACCCGTCGTGGTTGAACATTCGCCCGTGGTCGTTGGACGTGGGCGACATTGCGCTGAGGTCTTTTTCGGCGATTTTCAGTCCGCTGTCATTAAGTTCTGTTTGAGACATTAGTTCACCTCAATAGAGCCGTTGGTCGCACTGCCGAGCGCGACTTCAGTGTTCGAGATAGCGATGTTAGATTCGCCAGTGGGGTTCGGGTCAGTGCTGATGTAGAGTTCATCTACGTCGTACACGCCGGTAACTGTGCGAATCTGGAACTCGATTTCACCGTACACCAAGTCGTCGCCGACGCCGAGGCCGGTGATTTCGGCTCCGGTTGAGGAGATGCCACCGATGTAGTCCACGATGGCGTCTCGCACGTCAGTCGCCCCCGCGTAGTTTTCCGTCGTGGAGAGCGTGCAGGAGGCGTAGATTTGCGTCTCGGTGGGCCGCGAGAAGTTGATGTCGTGGGTCTGTCCGTTCGGGAGATTGCCGGTCGCTGTAGTGAGCGTGCCGATGTTCCCACCAAATGATGTGTCGCCCACGGCTTTCGTTTCGAGAATCGCTTGGGCGATTTCTTGGTCGTTGCCCCCGGCGATAGTTAGCTCGAAGCCGTCGTCCTCGCCGGGTGCGTCGTAAATTTCGATGGCTACGGACGTGACCTCATCGAGTGACTGCACCGAGTTGATGATAGCCGGGGCAGAGGCCTGCGACCCTTCGGCGAGTTCTTCTTTCGCACGGGTTCGCAAGTCCTCGTCGTTCTCGCGGTTTGTGCCACCGCCAGTGTCGGCGGTATTCGTCACGTCGCTCAGACCCGTTGGCGGGTCCGGCATGACCGTTAGGGTGTTGGGGCCGATGTTGTACTCGGCTCCACCCTCCGCGGCCTCTACGGGCGCGTCAACGGTGAGGTCGCCCTCTGTGAGCGTGACGCCTTTCGTAGTCTCGAACCTCAGCGGTTCACTCGAATCCGTCTGGACGGTTGTTCCGCTTTTAATGGCGTAATCGGTGTCGCCTGCGACACTCCGTGAGAACGTCACCACGCCCGTAGCGCGCTTGGCAAACTCGCGTCGGAGTCCGATGAGGGCGCACAGCAGGTCGAGAGCCATTCCCTCGGCGTTGTCAATCTGCGAGGATTCAAGGACGAGACCGATGTCCTGTTGGGCTTCAGCCAGCCGCCGTGCAATGGGGCGGTAGAAGGTCCGAATAATGGCCTGCTCGCCATCGTTCAGGTCTTCGCCGAAGTATTCCTTTGCATCGGCAACCATCGCGTTGAGGATTTCTTCCTCGGACTGAGAGTCGAACTCCCCGTCTACGATAGTCACGTCTCCACCTCGGTCGTGAACTCACCATCGGCGGTGAGGTAGACCACTTCAACGACGTAGGTGTCAGCGTGGTCCTGCTTGCGGTAGATGTCGATTCTGTTGATGTTCTCGATTTCGTCGTGTCTGCCTGCGACCCGCGTGACCTGAAGCCGGAGCTTCTGCTTGATGGTGTCGGGGTCGTAGTCGGAGAGAACGTTCTGCATATAGTCGGTGAGCATGATGACTACCGACTGCTCGAACGCATCCCGACCCTCGACCTTCGCAAGGTCATTACGGTGGTCCAGAAAGACAGAGAAGTCACTGCCGAGGGCGATGTCTTGTTTCATTTATGAAGTGAGTGCGTTATTCGGTGTGCGTTACTGCTGACTGACCGCCACTGTCTGTGATGGACGCCGTGCCACCACTGCCGGGGTCAGTCGTACTGTCGCCTGCACGCATAACCGGCTGACCGTTGACCGTGAGGTCGTGGCTCTGGTCGGGCGTGAGTTCGTGGCTTGAGAAAGACTCACACACGGGCGGGTCTCCGCCGTAAGAGTGTGCGTGACTTCCGAAGCTCATCGAGTCGCCGTGCGTGGCAACCGGAGTGCCGTTAATCGTGACGCTAGTATCTCCATCAGAATCCTGAAGCGCGCCTGAAGCGACCGTCCCACATTCGCCGGGGTGGCCGCCCGCTTCACAGGGAGCGCCGAGTAGTGCGAGTAAAGGCATCAGTTACCACTCGTGTCGAAGTCGATGGTGTTGCCGGAAAGTTGCAGATGATTCGCGGCGTTGATGGTCACATCGCCTGAGGCACTGAGTTCTACGTCGTAGGTGCCTTCGTCTGTCTTCGTGAACGTGAGTTTCGTCTCCTCGTCCAGTTGGATTGCGACATCACCTTCGGCGAGGTCATCGGGTTGAGACCCTTCTGGGGTCCGAGCGATAACATCGGTGATGAACCGCTTGCCGTCGCTGAGTGAAACCATCGAGACGCGCTGTCCGATGGCTGGAACTACAGAGAGTGCGGCGAACGGCTTCAGCATCGGAACGTTCCGATACTCGGTGTCAATTCGGACGGCCTGCACGTCGCAGAGGACCACCCCTTGTTCGTAACTCGTCGTGGTGATGATGCCGTGTTCCATAACTATGAAAGGTAGCGGGTTTATATACGGAGGGTGTGAGAACCCCCCACACAGCCGCTAAAAGTTCTCGATTCGGAAGCGTTCGTGAAGCGCGGGGTTCCGACCATCAGGCCACACGTCTTCTTCATCGAGATATTCGTCGGTGCGGGGCGAGAAGTAGCGCGCGTATTTCTTAACGTCGTTGTCGGGGAACATGGCTACATCAGCCGTTACAGTCCAGTAGCCGCCCGATACGTTGTGCGTGACACCTGTGACCATGTAGATTTCATTGTGAATGAACTGTCCACAGCCGATGTCTTCAGGCTCGTTGCCCATTCGCCCCGATGTCGCATCTACTACTCCGTCGAAGTGATTGTCTTCGGGAACAAGATGAAGCGCGTCGCCAACGGTTAGCGCGCGCATCGGACTCACTTGGTCGCCGGAGAGCGATGGGATGAGTTCGACCGACCCAGAGTGTTGCTTTTTCATCTTCTCGTAGAGATAGGTTTGTGCAACATGGGGCAGGGCGTCTCGCTTCGCGTTACTGTCGCTGATTTCGAGTAGCTGTCCGTACTCCGGGTCCACGTCGGGGAAGTAGGCCACGCCTTCAGCACGCACGTCAGCCGCGCCGCCGTTGGCTTCGTCTTCAGAGACGCCAGCGAAACCGAACCACGAGATGACTTCCTCCACAGAGTCTTCACCGCCGCCAATGCCGGGTTCGTCGTACCAACTACCCTGCACGACGACGCCGAAGATAGGGTCTCGTGAGTGCTTAATCTGCACCGCATCGTCGCGGTAGCGCCAGACGCGCTCGTCATCGGATGCCGCAACGTGAAGCATCGAGACGTTTTCAGGCATCCCGACCCAGAGCGTGTAGTCGCTGTCAACCCACGTCTGCATCTGAAAGCGGTCGTTTAGTTCCCAGATGGCTTGAGCCGGTGAGATTTTGTTAAAGTCCAGTGCGTAGTAGGATTCGAGAAGATGTTCGTTGTTCTCTGGCTCGTAGAACTTCTTTTCGTAGTTCTCGCGGCCTCCTTTGAAGAAGCTCGGTTCGTGAGCCGCTTCACCAGTGAGCGTGGTAATGACTTCTTGCCCGGATGGCAGTTCATCGGGAACCATGAACTTGATGTCCCTGATGAGGTTCTTGTCGCGTTTTGAGAACACGTGTTCGTAAGCGTCTCGAAGCGTTACGCGGTCCCAGTGTTTGTCCACGATGCCTGAGTCCAGCGACTCCTGCATATCGTGGAGTTCCATGTACGTGCCGCGATTGCCGTAAGACACGTAGTCAGGCCGGAAGTGGAACACCCTCACCGGATGACCATTGAGGCAGACCTCCGCGGCCTGTGCGAAGCTGAGAGCGCCATCATCGTTGTTGGTCTCCGGCTTCATCATCTCGCCGATTTCAACGTCGAACTCGGCGCGGCAGAAGTCGAACTTCCTGTCCTCCATTTTGAGGGTCATTTCGTCGGCCGAAATCTCGAACGGGCCGCTTGTCCCGTCTACCTCTGGAAATCGGACAGTCCAGTTTCCATATTCACAGTTCATTGTGTATCTCCGCTGGTGCCGATGATAGACGAGACGATGGAGTTTTTCGTCCGGTCGTACTCGTCGTTCCCGGTACTCACGAGGTCGATACTGTACTCGAAGCGCCACATCCGGTGAATCGCATCGAAGCCTTCTGGCGTCGCGTTGATTTCACCGTTTTTGACGTAGCACTGCATCCCGCCGCTTGGCGAGATAGGCGAATACAGGTCCACCACGTCGTCGTAGTCGAGCATCTGATTGAAGTCCGAGACTTCACGCGCCAGCAGAACGCCGCTGACGTGAAACTCGCGGTTCTTGATGCTCTCGATAGTCACGTCTTCGCCACTGCACTGCTTGCCGGAGCGGTCGAGCTTCTTTTCTTTTGACTGTGGAAAGCGGTCGGGGTAGTATTCAGGCGCAAACTCCCAGTCGTACTCGGCGTTCACGCTCTGCCCCGAAAGCATTTCATCGGGCGCGATGTTAGACCGCGGCCCGAAGTTTGGTTCCGGTAGAATCTCGAACGGTAGCGGCTCGTTCGGGTTCGCCGGAATTTCGGTGTCATATCGTGCGTTGGGCATTACCTACCACCACCGCTTCGGTTCCCTTCCTCGCGGTCTGAAGTCGAGGAGTCAGTGTTGTTGCGGGGTGATGGAGGCTCCTTAGCCGACTTCTCGCCGTCCATGCGATTGAACTCGTCGCGGAAGCGGTTCTCTGAAGCCTTGTCCATTTGCCCGTAGTTGGTCAGTTCGTAAGTGTTGTAGTTGTTGAAAGTCATTCCGCCAGAACCGCCGAGTCCACCACCACCGCCGAACTCAGGCCCGCCGCCGTTGCCGCGGGTAGATGGTCCTGTTGGTGCAGTTCCAGACATCACGCCG